ATCATGCATAATCCTTCATAGCAACTAGTTTTTCGTTGAAAAGCAAGAGGGCGAAGCTTGAAGAAATGCGCCTATTTAATTCTATATTTATAAGTGTTTTTATTGTAATGTGCAATGAGAAATTAGAGATGGATATAGATATTAAGAAAGTTCCTATGGTACGTGTAACGTGGCTCGATGCACGTGACACGGAAACTGGTTGGTTATCTGCCAAAGAAATTGTTGATGCTCCTTTAGCAAGGTGTCAAGAAGTCGGTTGGTTGGTAGTTAATAATGATGATAAAGTAGTCATTATGCGTTCTTGGTGTATGGATAAAGATGACAATCATGGTGGTGGAGCCATTGCAATACCCAAAGGTTGGGTATTTAAAATAGAATATTTAAAGGTTGATTATGGAGAACGAAGCTAAAGTTTTAAATGTCAAGAAAACAATTTTAAAAAGATTACTTGATATATAGAGTGCACATGTTTAAATTGGTTCTCACCCAAAAATTGTAAATTAGGAGAAATTATGGATAATCAAGAAGTATTGAAAGCTATAGCTGTCCTCGCAGATAAGGTGAGCCGCTACCACGAAAGACTATTAGCCGTTGAAAGAGATCATACGAGACATGTACAAGGTTGTACTTGTCAAAAAGAAGTTGCTAGTGGTAAAGATTATCCTAAAGGAGATGTATATGACACTCTCACAATTGATCCTGCTCCAAAATATGCTACAGGTGGAAGACCTTTAGATAATGAAGAAAGAGCGTTTGTAGAAAAAAATATGAAAGCTCATCTTAGAGGTGAAGTAGCTGTTAATTCTTAACTATTAACGTCGCCACCCATTTCAGGTAGTTCTATAACTTTAATCATCACATTTTCTTCGATGTGCTCATCTTTCGTATCGGTATTAGGATCAGCCACATCTAGTTGAGCTTCTTCTTTTGAAGCATATTCTTTTCCTGTGACTTTGTGTTTTACTTCGGTATGAACTTCTGGTTGATAGATAGGAATATCTTGTCCATGAACTTTTTGGTATCCTATAACTTTTCCTTCTTGTACTTTTTTCATCATGATATCTCCATTAAACTAATTAGTATCTTTACACCAACTCCTGTTATTTTAATAGTATCTTGTTGTTCTAAAACAATCGGTTGAGTAAGTAACTCTATTTCTTCACTGTCTGCTACACTATTATTAATTAAATTAATATCAGTAGATGCACTATAATCAGTGACACTTACTATTGTAGCAACCGCTCCACCTGTAGAATTAGATAAACGAATACTTTTAACTAGCGTTGTTGTAGGAGGAATAGGAGGATCTGTAACAAGACTAGCCGTAGGAACTGTATACACAGTGCCAGCAGCTCCGCCACCTGTACCTGAAAAACTTAAAAATGAATCAGCCAAGGAACCACGTCCTTGCTGTAGATTCGTCTTTTAAATCTTGTTGAAAACCAAAGTTTAATTGTTGTACAATTTGCTCTAACAAACGAGTTAAAATATCCAGTACTCTTGGCTGGTATTCTGGTGTTGCTTGAGGAAATCTTGTTGTTGTTATTTTAGCCATTTAATACCCTCTTGAATTGTTTCCTTGATATACACTAAATACACCTCCATCTAAAGGAGAAGATTTTGGTTGAGAAGAAACACCTCCTATACCTTGCTCTAATTTATCTAACCTACCTATTATATCTTTAAATTGATTATCAAATCCTCCAATTTTAGTATCATATCCAGAAAATTTATCATCATAATTTGTTGGGTTTGTTATTGAACCTATACCACTTCCCCCCATATCAGGCAGGGGCATTGTTATCGGGTTAGGCATTTTTAAAACTTTATCGCCCTTATTTATAGTATCATAATTAATACCATCTTGAGGACCAGAATGAATAGGAGTACCCATTGATTCTAAATATTTTCTAAATTGATTGGCTGAATGACTATCACCGAAAGTGTTTTTTTGACCATCCCCATAATAAATATCAGACATAACAGCCAGACCTGGTTGATTTGTGTTAAATTCACTGTTTTGAAAATTGGTGTACATTGGATTATGATTAGGGTTGCCTTCATACTTACCCATATCTAATGGATTAATGGATGGCTGCATAAGTCCAGGCAAAGGACTAATACTTCCTATTCCTGAGTTAATATTACCGCTATTATTAGGATACGCTACACCCATTATCTACCTCCATCTGGTTGAACATCTAATCGTAGTGTACCGTATCGCCAGTTATCCCCTACTGCATCTGATTCTATACGCACATTAGCTTGTCTTCCTCTGCCACGCAAATCAAATTTATCTGTTGTTGCTGTAACTGTCCTTGTAATAGTAACAGGAGTAGTTGAATTAGGGTAAGTTTTAAATCGCATTTTAACATCTACAGAACCAACCATTGTACCAAAATCTGGTATACCTCTTCCTATATGTAAGAAAGGTTGTCCATCTGCAATATCAAAATCACCTGATTCAATGAAGGCATCTATAGCTAGATTAACATCATCAAATCCTGTTTCTTGTTGATAAATTATTGATGAACCTGCTGTTACACCTAGTACAGGAGGCGCTGTTCCGAGAGCCGTGGTTGAGTATCCACTAGCATATGGTTTTTGATAAACGCCATAATCAATCCAAGATGTTCTTGCTAAACTACCTGTGGACCAACAATCTTCTAAGTAATTATAAGTGACAAATCTATCTATCTGTGTTGAGTTATTGGATACATAGAACCAAGTAACTTCATTAAACTCTGAGTTAACGGCTGCAAATGTTTCTGGTCTATTTGTAATACTAAAATCATTAAAGACATAATCTTGCACACTGCAAGGCATCTTAGAAATAGCACCATCAAATTTAAAGAAAGAATTCTGTGACATCCAAAAGGCTGTACCATTTACATCGACTGCTGAGTGCAATGACACGGCACCACAGTTTGCTCCTATTTGTGTTAAGTTAAAGACGAAAGGTGCACCAACAAATTGTAGTGCATTTAAACTTGTATCTGTCCAAACGAGTACAGCATTACGAGAACGAACGGCTGTAATAATTGCTGATCCATCTTGAATACGAAAAGATCCTGCTGTGTTAACGGCTGTTGGTCCCCAGTCTGTTGTTGTTTCTTGCGAAGAGAAACGTAAGAATAAAGGATCCGCTGTAGTTGTATCACCTAAGTCTGTCTCTGTACCAAATAAAAAGACATGTCTCTCAGGCATTGATACTAAATTAAACTGTGATTTAGTTGGTGTTGTTGCGAGAGCCACGGCTCTTGTTCCTGTACCCGCAGATGTATCCCACTTAAATGTTTTTCCTTGTGTTACTGTTGCTAAAAGATCTTCACCGAAAGTATCAAATGACCATCCTCTACCTTCAATAGTAACGGTAGATGTAGAGCGTGGCGTGTTCCACGTTCCTGTATTCCATGTACTTGTTCCCCAACCATAACCATATTGCGATACGGCTGTTCCAATATTAATTTGATAGGTTGCTGTGACCGTGCCACCACCTGTTGCTGAAGCATTAGCCGTAGATCCTGTGTAAGTAACTGTGTATTGACTTGTACTATTAATAGCTGTAATTTCAAATTCTTTGTTCATATCAAGGCCTGCTACATTTGCCGTTGATGTAAAGGTAACAAAATCTCCTTGTATAGCTCCGTGTCCAACATCGTTTACTGTTATAATACTACTACCACTTGTTGTAACAAAAGGATTAGTTAAACCTGTCTGTGTTGATTGAATAGGGGTAATGTCATAGACTGCACCCTCTGTATAAATATATAATTTTCTGTCTGTTCCGAGAGCCGTGTATCTTACACCGTTAAGATCTGTCCATGCTTTCATATCTCTTACAACACCAATAAGTTTAGCGGAAAGTAATTCAATCCATCCACCTAATTTTTCTGGTAAGCCATATCTAAAGCGTACAAAATCAGAGTCTGTCCAACGTCCTGCAGCTCCGTATTGAGTGTCTTGTTTATCGATGCCAGGGGCAAATCCTATCTTCGTTAAAGGCATTATGCAATCCTCAAGAATCTATAAACTATTTCACCGACACCACCCGCAGCACCATTTGTTCCTGTATAATTTCCACCTGTTCCTGTGATATCTCTATGTGCACCTGCACCACCACCAGAACCTAAAGTTCCTGCCGTAGCATTATCAAAACCTGTACCACTACCATTATCTCCTAAACCACCTGCAACATTACCATTATAAGAAGCGGCACCATTAGCACCATAAATTACACATTGATCACCGTTACAGTTTCCATTTGTTGCTCCAACAACACCTACACCAGAAGAATTAAATGTTCCTACTTCTCCAGAATTAAATGTGGTTATATTAAGACCATC